ATCAACTCCTCCCAGGCGTCATCCAGAAACGCCCGAGCGGTAGTGATCTCGCCGGAGGACAGGGAACGCCAGCGGGCTTCCAGATCACCCGTGGTGGTCGGGTTAGCCATGACGTCCCCTGCCCTTCGACTAGTCGGCTACGTCTCGGTTAGGAGACGGTGCCGGCGGTGAGCTTGACGAAGTGCTCGACGTTCTTGACGCGGAAGCCGATCTCGATCTCCGCACGAACGGCGAACATGTTGCGCTGCCACAGGTTCAGGACGTTCGGGATGTCGACCGTCTCCTCGCCCACGTCCAGCGTGGTGACACCGTCGGTGATCGAGGCGGTGTCGGTGACGGCGATCTGAACGCCCTCGACGGTGCCGTAGACAGCCGAGGACCAGTCGCCGGCGTAGCCGTACACGTCCGTGGTGGTGTCCAGGTAGGCCGCGGTGCTGTAGTACGTCGGAGCACCGAGGAGCTGCGGCACGTTCGGGCCACCAGCGGTCGTCGACTCGAAGATGAGCGGACGGTTCGTGGTGTCCACGGCCTGACGGAGCAGGCTGCGCGCCTGGGGCGAGAGCGCCCAGCCGTTCAGCATCCCGCCGTCACCAGCGATGGCCGCCTCTGCGAGCGCCAGACCCTTGTAGATGGTGTTCGCGCCGGTGCCGGCGACGATCCCCTGGGTGTTCGTGGTCGTGGAGAGCAGGTCGAAGTTCGAGCCGGGCGCCGAGGAGGCGTGGAACACGGTGGCGTCGAACTTCTTGGCGAGTGCGAACGGCAGGCGCCGCGCGAGCTCGGCGTACAGGGCGGGCAGGTCGCGCCGGAACTCGTTGGAGAACGGCTCGATCACGGCCAGCTTGTACGGGGTGATGGTCTTGTTGCTCAGGGTCGCGCGCGAGACGGGCTTCTCGTCCGTCTCGTCGACCCAGTCCGCAGCGGCGTCGCCGGTGATGATCGGGATGGAGACACCCGGGCCGGGGAGGCTGATCTGACGGGCGAGCTGCATGACCGCGGACGCTTCCTGCGTCGTGGCCCAGATCTCGGAGGACACCTCGGGGGGCAGGTTGACCCCGGAGGTAGTGCGGTTGATGTCGACGCCAGCCATGGCGCGACTCCTTTCGTGGAGGGGTTAGGAGAGCGCGCCAGAAATGGCGTCCGCGAACTGCTCCGCGGTGCTCTTGGGGGTACTGCCGTTGCGCGCGCCCTGGGACAGATCGGGGCGCGGCCCGGGCGTCTTGCTCTCGCCCGCAGTCGTGGACAGCTCGGTCAGGCGCGCGGCCTGCGCCGTCATCGACTCCTCGGTGGTTCCGGTGAGGAACGTCTCGGCGTCGGTGTCGGTGATGCCGTGCTTTGCGGCGATCCGCCAGCGCAGCGCCTCGACCTCGGCGGCCTCGGCGCGCTTGATCGCGGCAGCGGCTTCGTCGGCGGCCTTCTGCTCCGCCGTCTTGTTCGCGTCCTCGATCGCCTTGAGGGCGGCCTCGGCTTCGCTGGCCTTCTTCTCGGCCGCCTTGCGTGCTTCACGCTCGGCGGTGAGTGCCTTCTCGCCGTTCGGGCCGAGGGGAGTGTCTGCAGGGTCGCCCTGCTGCTCGGTCGATTCGGTGGCCTCGGCGGGTGCGCCCTCGTTGCTGTTCTCGGACATGCGGGTTTCCTCCATCGCGGAAGTCCCGGCCCACGTCGCGTGGGTCGGGTGATCTGTGGGGGCGGCTACAGCAGGTAGCCGAAGCGGCGCAGCAGGCCGATGGCTTGCGTGCGGTCGGTGGCGTCGCGGTAGATCTGCTCGGGTGTCGGGCGCGGTCCTCGGCGGCCGTAGAGGCCGCGGCGCGTCGTGCCCTCGGTAGTGAGGCGCCGACCGCCGACGTTGCTCATGCCGCGGTTCGCGTTGATGACTTGGTTCAGGTCGGCGCCCTCGTCGAGCGCCGCCTGCTGCGCTCGCGTGAGGTCGGTGACCTGCCCGTCCTCGACGAGCTGCTGCGGGTTCGTCGTGAGGTCCCCGGCGATGTCCTCGGAGGCGGGGATGTGAACGCAGTCGCAGTTCGTGTGCCGCTGGAAGCCCTTGTTCCATCGGTAGTGCTTGCCGGCGAGGATCGCGCAGCGCGAGCAGCACGGCGGGTTCGTCATGCGGACGTAGCCGGTGATCGCAGGTCGGGCAGCGATGCCGATCCCGGCGGCCTGACGGCCCGCGTCAGCGGTGATGGTCGCGAGTGCGCCGTCGAGCCAACGCCCGCCCATCGACAGTGCCTCAGGCCCGCTCAGGCCCCGTGAGGCGCCTACCTTGGCCGTCGTCACCGACGTGTAGAGCAGCGTGTCCAGCGGGCGGCCGTCGGAGGCGACACCGGCCATGCGGCGGGTGTTGACCCGCCCGACGGGGTCGTCGATCTGGTTCGTCTCGGCCAGGACCGCACCGATGTAGTCCGCGCCTCCGCGAGCGGACGCGAGTTGCGCCGCCGATGCGAGCGCCGTGAGGCGTGGCCCGACTTGCCGCCACGAGGCGTCGAAGTCCTGGCCCATGCGCCGCCACTCGCGGCGTGCTGCCGCTACGGCGACGACGGTGATGCGCTGCTGGCGGCGGTAGTGCTCAGTCGCCGACGTCGGCAGCATCAGCGGAGGTCAGCAGGTCACGGGAGATCCGCTCGAGCGTCGGATCGGACGCCTCGGCGGCCAGGTAGCCGCGCTCGCGGGACTTGCGGGCCTCGGACCAACCCAGCTCGTCCCAGCCACCCTCGACCGAGAGGATCGGCTTGCCGCCGGTCAGCTTCTGGATGCCGTCAGTCTTGGCGCCGTAGGTCGGGGTGCCCGCGTCGTGCCACTCGGCCTTGATGCGGTTCCCGTCGACCCACTCGCCGTCGCGGATGCGCGTGTACATGGCGAACACGCGACCCCAGGCGTCACCGAACTGGTCCTGTTTGCGCTCGGCGCGCTTGACCAGTCGCGCCTCGTCGGCGCGGATCCCGTCGGCGCTCGGCGGGTTCGCGGTGTTCTGCCCGAGGTAGCGCATCGGCAGACCGGTCAGACCCGCGACGAGAGTCGCGTAGTGGTTCACCGTCTCGTGGAAGTTCTTGAGGTCTGAGGCGGAGAACTGCCCGACGGTCGCGTCCTTGTTCTGGTTCGCCCAGATCGCGGAGAAGTACGACTGCCACGCCGGGATCGGGTTGCCGTCGGAGTCGACGAAGTCGCCCTTGGTCATGCCCAGGACCCACTTCTGCGGGACGGAGTGCGTCTCGGCGGCGATCTGCAGGTTCGTCAGCGAGCGGGCCGCGGCGTCGGTGAGGAGCTTCACGTCGGCCATCTCGGTGACCCCGGTGAACCGGCCCGTGCGGCGGCGGTTCAGGAACGGCGTCACGGGGCACACGCCGAGGCGGTGCTCATCGCGGTCGACGTCGTACCAGCGGCCCTGGATGCGCTCGAGCCACGTCGTCGAGTCCGGCAGGTACAGGGTCGCGTACTTCGGGCCGATGTCCTCGGCCGTCGCGCCGTAGAGGCGCAGGGCAGCAGAGACGCGCCGCTTGCGCGGGTCGAAGTCCACCGACATCTCAGTCGGCGACTCGACCGTGATGAGCGGGTGCTCGGCGTCCTCCTCGTTCGTCCCGACGCAGACGTAGCCGCGGCCGTAGATCAGCGAGTCGAGGTGGACGAGTGAGGACTCGGAGTCGAGGTTGTTCGCGTCCCAGCCTTCCTGCAGGCCGGGGTCCGCGCCGTCCTGTCCGGGCAGGGACAGCCACTTGAGGTCCAGGCGCTCCTCGAGCGCGTCGACCGTGAGCCGGGGCCAGTTGACCAGCGTCTCGAACTGCCGCAGCTCAGGCGGGACCGCGATGCCGATGTGCGTGAGCCGGTTCGTGCCCTCGTAGTAGCCGTCGTTCGTCGCGTCGTCGCCGGCGGTGTTCGTCAGGTTCTGCGCGAGCCCCTGAATGAGTTGCGTCTCCTCGACCGTCAGCGCCACGAGGCCCCCTTACGGAGTCAGCGCATGACGAACATGCGGGAGTCGGTTTCGGTGCCCCAGCCCGCGGCGCGGGCATCGGAGGCGGCTTCGTGGGCGAGGACGTCGGCCATGAGGGCGTCGATCTTCTGGTGCTCGGACGGCTTGCCGAGGATGAACTTGTCGCCGGGCTTCGCGAGCTTGCGTGCGTTCAGCGCGTGGGTCTTGGTGATGGCGCAGTCGTCGTGCGTGGTGACGCCGTCGCGTAGGTCGGTGAGGTAGCGGTCCAGCGCGGGGAACATCCGCCCGATCGAGTTCGTCGGCCACTGCACGACCACGCTCTCGCCGTGCGCGAGAGCCCACACGTCCGCCTGGGTCTCCCAGTGCCGCGGGTCGACGTACATCCGACCCACGCGGAACCGCTCGAACACCTCGGCGACCGCGGTCTGCACTTCACCGCGGGGGATGGTGCCGCCCCATTCGGCCGGGTTCCAGATCGTCGGGCGCGCATCAGGTCCATAGGTGGGCGTGAAGCGGTAGCCGTCGAGCGTTTCGGCCCGTAGCGCAGTCCAGTCGCCGGAGTACGAGCCGTCGAAGCCCAGGCAGATCGTGG